TTCTTAGTGAAGGCCTCGCTGATTGACTTGATCAGCGGCTCCAGCGTCTTCTGGAAAAAGGCCTCATACTGTTCCTTGGAGTAGTCTCCGGTCAGGATGCAAAGCGGCACGCCGAAGTTCCGCAGCAGCATTTCGTCTACGAACTTCAGAACTGAAGGATCCACGATAGAGGTCCGGCGCTCCAGGGGTGTGAAGCTCGCCTTCAGATCCAGCGGAAGGAACCCGCTCTCGTTATTCTGGAGTTTCCGCTCCAGTTCCTGTAGAGCCTTTTCCGTCTTGCCCTCATCCATGAGGGAGTTATAATGCACGACGCCGTTCACTGCGTAGGATGCCTTCATAGCCTTGGCCACGCCTTTGAGCAGTTCCTCGCTGAGCGCTACCGTCTTGTCGAGCGCCTTGTGGTTCGGCTGTCCGTCTAAGTCTCCGCCCATGAACTGGTTCACGGAGTAATTGTACTTCAGATGGATGACGTCCTCGTATGCGATCGTCGTCTTGTAGCCATTCATAAACCAGAACGACACGAAGAGCCTGCCGGATGCGTCCTCGATGAATTGCACCTCGGTCGGCTGGATCGGATAAAGCTGCTCGTAGGTCCTCACCAGTTCGCCGTTGGCTCCGGTATACTGCCGGTAGACCGGGATCAGGAACGCGTTATAATTTAAGAGCAGCAGCCACATCGTCTTCTCGATGAGTTCCGAAGTCGTCATGATCGGGTTCGGATTGTTGAGCATCTTCTGCCGGTCGCTGTCTCTCACGGTCGTCGGGTCTGCGTTCACCATCCGAACATGCACGGGGTTGAGTTTCTTCATCTCGTCCACGATGCACTTCAGCGCCTGCTGTACCACGACGGAGTTATAAGCATCGGCTCCCCACTGTACGTAGTCGGGGAACCATCCGTTCAGCGTCATCGCCGCCTTCGTGTTCTTGGGCTTCCTCTTGAATAGTCTGTCAAGCCAGGACATCACTTGCCTCCTATGATGGACGTATAATCCGTCCGGTTTCGTCTATATGTTTCATGCAGGATCGCCAGGCACACCGCGCCGTCGATCCTTTTCTCTGTTTCCTGTTTAATGATCAGAGTCATGCCCTTCTTGTCTGCCTGCAATCCGGCATTTCCAAAGCACCACTTGTCGACCGGGTTGTTTCCGTACCGAATCAGCTGGTGCTTGAAGTCTGCCTCTGCCAGTTTGATTGCGTTGTGCAGCGTCAGGGCGTTCTGCTGGATGAGGATGAGCTCGGAGTCGTCTCCGCTTGTCTTGCTCCATCCGTAGTACTCCATACGTTTGAGCCAGTCCTTCGAGAACTTCTGGTCGTACCCGCAGCGCCACAACTTGATGCCGTAGTCTGTATACAGTGAGTAGAACCAATCGGCGACGACTGCCAGGTCTATGTCGTTGCCCTCGCAGATGGTCAGGTAGCCGGCCTCTGCCCAGTCTTTATACTTCGCCCCGGCTGCTGTGTCCGGTGCCTCGGTCAGCTTGTTCTCCGGTATGAAGTAGTGACTCAGCACGTACTTGTTCGGGTCGTCCTTGCGCATGATCAGGATCTTGGCTGCACAGAGGTCGGTGGTCTCTGCAAGGTCAACGGCTCCGAGTGCTAAGCATCCGCGGAATTCTTCCGGGTTCCACTCGCAGTCGTAGTTGTAGTCCTCTAAGTTGAGCCAGGCCTCTGCGGCGTTCTGCTTGATGTTGAAGTCTTTCGACAGCACGAAGATGCGGTCCGACTTGCTCTCCCGCGCCAGTGCCACCTGCTGCTCCAGGTAGTCGTATCGCTTAACGATGCCGAGCGACGGATTCGACTTCATCCAGAGGCGGTTCTCACGGTTCCCTTCCCAGACCTCCCGCTCGGAGTCCTGGGTGTATAGCCAGGGAAGGAACCTCTCGGCAGCAGGGTCGTCTTCCTTTTCGCCGTTGATGACGGACCGGGCATACCGCAGCCCCTTGTCCAGGTATCCATCCTCCACGAAGCCCTCCGTGGTGATCTCGATGAACTTCGGGTTCTCCTTGATGGACTGGCTCTGCTCGATGCTTTTCGCGATCGTGTTGTCCTTCATTTCGTGCGACTCATCCAGGATCGCGAAGTCTATGTTGCGCCCCTCTTTGTTTTGTGTTCGGTCGCTTAGCTTGAATACCTTGCTGTTGGTGACTTGGTTCTGAATGAGCCGCTGGTTCCTGTGAGTGTCTTGACTCTTTGGATCATATAAAAGACGCATCGTGTCGATGGCGTCGTAGACGATCGAGGCCTGCGCGTCATCGTTTGAACTTGCCACCAGGTCAGCACCTTCGGGTCCGGTGATGAACTCCGCGTTGCTAAGTCCCCCGCAGAACTCTGACTTGCCATTCTTCCTGGCAATCAGAAGCAGGGCACGCTGGAAGCGGTCCGTGCCGTCCGGCATCTTGAAGCTGTAGAGCGCCTCGGTGAAGGCTTTCTCCCACTGCATCAGAACCATGGGCTTGCTGTAAAATGGGGACTTGGTCAGCCGGATGCAGTTCTCCATGAAGTCCATCCGGAGCCTGGCTGCGTCTGTGTTGTAAAGGTACCTTTCTGTCTTTATGTCTTCGGCCAGTCTGTCCAACTCCATCCAGAGCTCCTGGCCGATGATTATGTCACCGGCCTCAGCCTGCGCTCTGTAGAATAGGAGGTCGGAAGTCTCTGCCGTTAGTTTCATGTCTGCCTGCCTTTTGCCCACTTCCTGAGCGGACTCTCTTCGTCTGCCTCATCGGTTCCCGTTGCGCGGATCAGAATCTTGACCACGTTGTTGTACTGCTGGAGGTACTTGATGTACTCCTTCGCCGCAACGGTCGCCCTCTGGGCTCCTGTCTTCGGGTGGATCTCAATCTGCGGAAGTTTCCGGAACTTCTCCAGCTGTTCTTCCAGGAAGACCATCTCCTCCACCTCGTTCACCAGGAAGGGATCGTTTCCGATCAGTTCGAGCAGTTCTTCGCGTCTGTCCATACTTAGCGTCCTCCGATGATCTGCGTGATGTGGATGTGCGTGTAGGCCGGATAATAGTCCGAGACATTGCCCGTCCTGCCGTAGGCTGCCACGGTATGCTGCCCGGTCAGTTCGGAGACGTCGAAAGTCTCTTCAAAGTCTGCCGGACTTCCTTCCGTGCCCCATATTCCTCGGTATGCGTTCGGAAGTTCTATGCTTCCCGCTCCCGTTGCGCTGTCAATGCCGAGTTTCTTGTTGTAATAGTTCCCGGAGTAGCCGGAGAACCAGGTCTGCCCGATCACCTTGATCGTCTTGTACGGCGTGAAGTCAAAACGCACATATCCAAAATCCTGCTTATCGGACGGACCGGTCTGAAGACCTCCGCCCACCACAAGGAATAGATCGTTCAAACTTCTGCCGAAGCCGCTGGTGGTTGCTCCATCCATGAGCACGCCGTCCTTGTAGATGTTCTTCAGGTTTGCATAGATCAAATCAGCGCCCCGATATATCTCAGCCACTGCCTGGTTGCCCAGGTAAATCTCGGCCGGCTGTTTGCTTCCCAAAAATAGCGCCATTGTCAGTCCTCCAGAATGATGTAGAGCGTCTTCGGATGCTGTGCTGCATCCGCAGGAAGAGACTCAACCACTTCGACGGTGTCAACGGTCTGAGCGATCTTGTCGTATGCGGCCTTAGTAACTACCGGGACGCCCCAGGTGTTCTCCTCGTCTTTTCCATAAACTTCTGCCATTTTCAGCCTCCTTGTTTCTTGGCGCTTTGTTATTTCGCATTTTTTCGCTTTTTGGTTTCAAAAATCTCGTTTTTTCCCGTTCTGCGGAATTTAGGACTCCTCCAACGGTTCCCCGCGCGGTAGTCCATTTTAGGCCCCGGGGGGTATGTATCGCCGGAACCACTCCTCGATGTACCCGGTCCACTCCTCCACGTTCCGCCCCTGCGGATCCTCGCGGAGTCTCCGGATGCACTCGGCCTCGTCGGTGTCGATGAACACCTCGCGCGCTCCGTACTGCTTGACCATCCGCTCCCGTTCGCTGATCAGCGGGAACCCTCCGATCACGTACGCGTTCTGCCATTTGCCGTTCCGGACTCTCAGGCAGTCCATCAGATAGTCACGCACACCGAAGGCCACAGCCTTCAGCCTTCCGGGCTTTGTGTATCGCGGCTGCCCGCTGATGCACTCCCAGATACTATCCATGTCGATGATCAGATCACCGGCCAGCGCTGTGCTCTTCACGTACGAAGACTTCCCCGCCATCGGTGGCCCGTAGACCAGGAAGATCTCCTTGCGTGAGTAGCCCAGCTTCTCGTGGATCTTGTTGTGGCATCTGGCATGAACCAGGGCCACGTTGTCAGGGTTCAGGCTTATCGTCACGTCGTTGACGTTGTCCTCTGTCAGGTGTGTCTTGTGATGGCCGATGCAGTCGTACTTCTTAACGATGGGCTTGCCGCAGTACTCGCAGACGTTCTGCCCGTCTGCATCCAGTCGCTCCTGGCGGATGATCCGCATCAGGTTGACCCACTCGTTCGACTGGTAGAAGGTGTCCAGGTTTCTCATCAGTCAACCGGCCTCCAGTTCTGGAACTCGATCTTCTCGCGCTGCAGCTCCAGTTCCTGCTTCTTCAGTTCGAGCGCCTGCGGGTTCTCTGCCCAGTGTTCCGGGTCCAGGTTCTTCAGCAGCAGGTGGATGCTGCCTGTGTCCGGAAGCGCTGCCTTCGTGTAGACTTCCTCGCGGACCAGTTCGCCGTTCTCGTAGACCTTCTTGCGCTCCTCGTAGTTGTAGCCCTTGGCCTTCTGGATCAGCGTGCTCTTCAGTTCCATGACCAGCTGCCTCCGGCCCTTTTTCAAAGCGTCAACAAGCGCCGGATATCTGTGCTTGTAACCTCGAAACGATGACGGAGCCACGCCGAGTTCTTTGGCAATCTGCTCTTCGGTCATGTTCAGCGCCATCCTGGAGATCTCTTCCAGGTAGGGCTCCACGTTGCTGAAGTATTTATTCGGTGTTCCGTTCTTCAGTTTGCTCACTCACATGCACCCCTTACTTGCTCA